TGTCCACCTCTTCTTGCAGGACTTCCAACACTTCAACTTCACCGTCCTTGAAAGTGTATGTCATGCCGGGGTCGTATTCCTCGTTTTTCCAGTCGTTCTGGAATTTCTCAAAATCTTCTTTGTACCTGCTTGCTGCGTATGGGTGGTACTGTTCCGCTTCGTACAGTGCCAGCATAACTGCTTCGTCGTCCTTTGCGTCCCAGTTGTAAAGGTGCCAGCTTTCGTGGTTGTCCCAGTTCCACTTTGACAGATACAACACAAGCCTGTCAAAATAGTTGCCCTCACGCACCATTGCTTTCATTTGCTTGCAGGTGAAGCCCTGCCCCTTTAATTCCTGTTTTATCTTGTCATAGTCCCTGCCGCCCGTATGTAATCTTGCTTTTACCACTAACGGCAAATACTGTGGCTGTTTATCCTCTTTTCTTGCCATTGCTTTTCCTTTCCAGTCTGGCTGCTATCCGCAGTATGCTTTCCATTGACTTTCTAATGTTTGTGTCTGTGCCCTCTGTTATTTTTAGTACGTCTGCTATGTCCCGCAGTTCTTGTGCTGTTTCTTCTAAATCGTCCGGCGGTTCAATGTTGTATTTTTTACGGCAGGCGGTGCAGACCTGTGAACCCTCCGGGATAATCTCGCCACACACTAAGCAGCGGTCAGCGTCAATCATTCTTCCCAGCTTTCGTATTTCTTCACACGCCTTGTCAAGTTCTGCACCTGCTCAACAAGGTTTGCAACCTCATGTGGTGACAATCCGGTTTGTTCATAGTCATACAGCTTCTTTGCAGCTTGATTGACTGTGACGTGCGGTTTTAATATGGCTTTCTGCCCGTTCTGGCTGTATTCTGTCAGTGTCGTTCTCTTCTGCCGCTTCTGTGGCTTCTGTGGCTGTCTGAACGCCCCTGCACGCTTCATGGTGCTGTAATATGGCACTGTCTGTTTCAATGTGTGGTCCATTGCTCCCATTTACTCTTCCACCTTTCTTCCTGTCTGCTCCATAACTCCCAGATAACCCGCTATTGTGTCCATTGCTTCTTCTGCCGTCCAGCAAACCGCCGTTTCATATCCCTGCTGCCGCAGCTGTTCCAGCCACCAGTCCTGTTTGTCTGTGGTTTTGTTCTTCCCCCACTTCATTTCAACGTAAAGCCCGTGTTTTCCGTTTCTGGCTACTGGCAAGCACAAATCCGGCACGCCTGCTTTTACTCCCTGCCGTTTAAGGTTTGCCGCTTCAAGCTGGTTCCTGCTGCCGCCGTTTGGGATATGGTGCAGCAAGTCCAGTTCTGGGAAGTCCTTTGCGTAGAACGTCGCCCAGTTTATAACTCTTTCCTGCTCTGTGGCTTCACTGCGCTTTCTGTAATATGCTCTACTCATTTTCGCCCATTCCTCCTGCGGTTTCTCTCCGGCTGTTTACCAGATATATTTTGCCGTCCTGCTCATACAGCATAATTTTCCCTTTGACTGCTGCAAATGTCAGTTCCGCTTTCATGCCATCTGATATGCCATATCTATTGCCAATCAGAATGTATTTGCAGTTTTCAAGTATCTTCATTCCCGCTGCCATGCCCCGGCTTCTTTCTTCCGGGTTCTGGTCGTCTGTAACTTCCGTCAAGTATAAATGCACTGTGACCGGGACAAATCCATTGTTTATGGCTGCCCTTGTCAGTTTTCGTGCATATTCCTTGTTGCGCTTTGTGTCGCCCCGGTATGGGCTGCACACATACAGTAAATCATTCACCTGCCGTCACCTCCGTTCTTTTCTTCGTATGCTTGCGCACGCTTTTGATAATATCCCTCTTCTATATCTGGTATTCCAATATTCATACCGCATTTATCATTCAAGAACTGGCATACCTCACGATAGCCCAGCCCTCCGTTTTTCTTACTTGTAAATGCGAACTTTACCACGTTTGGTTCCAGTTTTTGCAGTCTTATAAATCTGTCTGGGTCATACATTATGCCAAATCCACATAATTTGCAGCCCGTCCTCTGCTCTCCTGTTAGCTTGTATGTTTCGCACCCAGCACATTGAAGCCCGCCGCATACGCACTCCCCATATACTGGCATAAGCGGTATAACCTCCGTGTATATGTACCACAGCACCGTCTGTTCCTCTACCGGTCCCAGCGGCTTTGACTTTGGGTGGTCGCCGTCAAACATATTGCACCCGGTCATTCTATATGCTGTCATTCTATCTCTGCTATCTGCTGCCATTTCTCCCGTTACCGGAAGCAATCCGCCCAGTTCTTTTTGTGCTTGTTTCATAGGGTCTTTTTTGAGTATTCCGCAGCACTGCTCTGAAAGCACTATTTCGTCATTGTCCAGAATAGGTCTGTATTTCACTGGAAGAAAACGGGTTCCAATATAGTTGTCAGCCCTTATCTTTGTTAAATTCAAAATTACCGTATCATTGAACCCCAGTTCACGCAGGCGGTCTGCTGCTTTTATCATTTCGCTATGGTTGTTCTTTGTGTAGTGCTGTGGCATATATTGTTCTATATCTGCATACTTTAAGCCAAGTCTTTTCAGTGTCGTTTTGCAATCCCTCACCATTCTTGAAATCTTTTTACTTATAAATGGCAGTCCTACTGTATCAACAATGTTTATATAGTTGTCCTCTGCCTTAATTTCGTGGTATTCAACTTCTATTCCGAATTTTTCTTTGATGAACTGTAAATATTCTTTTCTATACTTTGCGGCGCAGCTAAATTCATTTGTTGTGTTTGAGAAGAAAACCCGCAATGGCTTGTCTTTGTGTGAAGACACTGACCACATCTGCGCCATGATGTACAGCAATACTGCGCTGTCTTTTCCTCCGCTGAATGAAACTGCTAACTGCCCCCCCGTCCTCACTATTGCTTCTAAACACTTCGCCTGTGCAACCTGTATTTGTTCCGGCTTGCTTCTCTGCCACATCATGCGCACTTCTTTTTCTGTGTATATATACTTTCCGTCTGACATTACGCCGTCACCTCCGTTGCTGCCTTTATCAATCTTTGCTGTATTGCTTCAAAATCCAGCCGTAAGTCCCGCATATTCCAGTATGTACCGCAGCCCGTGCATTGTTCGTCCGTGTATGTGTACGGGCAGGCGGTGCAAATGTCCGTTTCTTCCTGCAACGTCTTTGCGACTGCTGCAAGTTGAAAAGCTATGCCCCAGAATTTCTTCAAGTCAATTTCTGAAATATCCACCGGGACTTCTGCTGCCTTTTCAATCTCTGCGTCGGTGACTTTGTATTTCTCTTTCAACGTGGTATACATCACCTGCGCTGTCTGCTGCTCCCCGCCTATGCCACGTTCTGCCAGTGCTTTTATTTTCACCAGCTTTGCAATGATTTTCTGTCTATCTTCCATCAGTCTTCTTCCTCCGGTTCTCCTATCAGTGCCGTTGGCGGTTTTCTCTTGTCCATAAAATTTGAATACCACGCAGCCTTTTTCAACATTCGCTTTTCTTCGTCTGTCCTCTCCGGCGCTTCTACGTCGTTTTCTTTATAGCAGCGTGCCGTTTCGTCTGGGTATAGGTCGTTGCCGCACCTAAACGCCACCAAGAACGCTTCCAGTTCTCTTTTCAATTCCTCTTTGTAGAAATTGTAAAGCAGTGTTATTTCTGCCGCTTCAATCTCTGTGCAGTCACAACCACGCTTCTTCCTGCGGCTGTATTTTCCAGTGTATATGTGGTAACTTGCGTCACCCGTCACCTTGTAGAAAATCCAGCGCAGTACCCTTTCTTCCAATTCGTCTGCATATCCGAACCAGTGAAGCGTCACTGCGTCCAGCATTATTTCTTCGTCTTCCAGTTCGTATCTGGCTTTTAAGTCCTCATACATTCGCATTGCGGTTTCTTTTTCACCGCCCACGCCACGTTCTGCAAGGGCTTTTATTTTCTTTAGCTTTGCAGCTATCTTGTCACGTTGTATCTGGTCCATGTCTTTTACCTCACATACTGCCACGACTGCGGCGCCCGTTTTATTCCCAGTGTTTCAAGCGTCAGTGGCTTTTCATACTCTCTGACCGTGGAAACTTCCCAGCCATACACCTTGTTTCTGCTCCCTGCTGCATAATTGTGAATATCATGTGCAGGAACCTTGCTTTTTCTCTCTGCTTCTTCAAAGTTCTTGATTTCCAGAACTTCCGGGCAGATAAATTCACCAACTATTCCCACGCCGCCCGTGACGTACACCAGCACCCGGAACGGCGCTTTGCATTGTGGCTTTGTCTTCCGCAGTTCCAGAACCTTTTCACCTGCTGCCATCTTCTGCCACCACTTCTGGTGTAGTGATAATATGACCACTGGCATTTTTTCTGCTTCTTCCATGCTCTTTACCTCTCAAACTCGCTCTTTAGTTCAATTCTGATATACAGAATGTGTTGTAGGTCTTCCACCCGGTATTGTGTGAATTGCTCAACTGGCACCTGCTCCGGCAGGCTGTCTGTTTTCGCCCAGTCCCACATTTGTTCCGTGGCTCTGTATGTTTCCATACCCAGTCCCATTTTCTTAATGCGTCGCTGCGGGTTCAATGCTCCATGCACTGCGTTTGCAGCATATCCACGGTATACAACCTGTCCGGCTGCGTTATATATCACCACTCTGTCGCTGGGCGTCAGCTTGTCCAGAATGTCGCCCAGTCTGATTTCGTTTTCCATCACCATTCGCCCCTCATTCTTCTTTCAATTCTTTCTTTCGCCTGCTGCACCTCTCTTGAATACTCTGTTTCTGTCAACCCTTTGTTCCATACGTGTTCATAGGCACCAGCAACGCCGTAGTTGTAGGCTGTCAGCACTTCTGCTTCCGTGCCGAACCTCTCTTGCAATTCTGCCAGATAATCTACACCAACCATGATGTTAAAATAAGGGTTTTCCACATTGTCCACATTCAGTCTGTGCATACGTTCTTCATGCCATTTTGCCAATACCTGCATATATCCGGTTGAACCCTCACTGCTGGTTGCGTCCCATCTGTACCCGCTTTCTGTTTCAATGATTGCCAGTACCAGTGCATAGTCAACGCCGTTCTGCTTGCAAATTATGTATGTGAATTGCTGCATACATTCCGGGAAGTACCCGCCTTGGTCTGCGTAGTCCTCCGGCACTTCATATCTTGTCCAGCCCTCTAATTCCTCACCGGACCAGTCAAGTGACATAAGGTTGAACGGGTACGGCTCCTGCTGCACTGCTTCCGTGGTCGGCGGTGTCGGTTCCGGTTCTTTGGTATTTTCCGGCAGGCTGTTTGCAGCTGGCTTTACTGCTGCCCCTACTGTAAACACAATCACAACCACTGCCAGCAGTCCTGCTGCAATGTAATTGCCGTATGCCTTAATTGTCCTTTTTATCCTCTTTCGCCTTAATATGCGGCGTATCTGCGGTGTTCTTCCTCTCACGCTTCTTTCCTCCTGTTCTACCTTTTGGCTTTTCCTTTTTCCACATTTTCAAGTAGATATGCCACCCTGTCTGCTCATAGTAGACGGGTTCGCAAGATACAATGTTGTAATTGCTGTATATCTTTCTGAACTCTTCCAGCCCTCCGTCTGGTGACTTTGCCAGCTGTTCCACTTTGCGTTTGCTGTATTTAAAATCATTGCACTTTTCTTCCGGTGCCGTCAGATTTCGGCTGTACTTCCAGTGGTTCTGGTCACGCTGCTGCTTCTCCCCTCCGTCCTCTCTGGTTACTTCCGGGCGGTCAAGGTTCCTGCTGCTGGAATAGCGTTTCTTGCCTTGCGGGTCCTTGACAATGTATTTGCAAAGACCCTCTATGCCGTTTTCATTCATTTGCAGGCGGTCTGCATTTACCCAGCCCAGCTGCTTTATACTGGCTCTGTATTCCGGGTCACTGGTCTTCTTCCAGTTGATACGGT